GGCTTCCTCATGCTCGACATGGTGGCACAAGACATCCATGGTCACGCTCGCACGAGCTTGAGTTGCCCGTTACGCACGAGCCGCTGGATCATGGCCACGAACAGGCGGTCCATGTCGGACGCGCCTTCGCTGGTGACCACAAGTGTCATTGATCCGCCACTTTGGCCGGCGGGTGTGACCTTCTCCCCGGCTTTTAGCAGCGCCAGACCTTCGCTGCCTGGGGCGCCGGGCATGACCCCGCCCTGATGGAACACGGGCAGCTTCGGGGCGGAGATGGTGTTGCCGCCTATGCCTGGGATCCAGCCCGGAACCGTCCAGCTCAGTTTCCCGATCGTGGCATTCCACGCCTTGGCGACGAGGTTGAACGCGGTGCGGAACGGCGCGTAGATGAACTCGACGACGCGCTTGAAGGCGTCGCCGAGCATGCCTGGCACCTTCTGGAGCCACTCCCACACGTCCATCGCGGTCTTCTTGATCCAGCCCCAGGCGACCTTCCAAAGGTCTTGGAACCACGTAGTTTTTGTCGCGATCAACACAACCGCGGCGATCAGGGCCGCAACGGCGACAACGACAAGGCCGATCGGGTTGAGGGTCATGGCGACGTTGAACGCGAGCTGCGCGATGGTCGCCGCCGCGATGGCCATCGACATGATTTTGGTGACGTCGGCTGACTCACGCTGCGCCGCCGCCATGTCGACGGCGGCCTGCTGCGCGTCGATGCTGGCTTGCCGGGCGTCCGCGGTCGCCTGCTCGCCGTCCAGGTTGGCCTGGTTCACGTCTTCCTGTGCCTGCTTCATGTCCAGCGCCGCCTGCCGTGCCTCGATCGAGTTGGCACCGAACTCTTTGACCGCCGCGTTGTAGTCGCGCTGCGCCGCGTCAGCGTCGATCATCGCCTGCTCAATGTCGAGCACCGACTGTGCGCCGTCGCGGGCCGCCTGCTTGGCGTCCAGCTGAGATTGGTTGAGGTCCTCCTGCGCCTGACTGAGGTCGACGGTGGCCTGTTTGGCGGCCTGCTGCGCGTCGATCAGGTCCTCGATCGCACCCTTGGCCGCGTCCAGCGAGCTGACGGTCTCAAAGGTCTTCGACCCCAAGCGGTCCATGCGGTCGCGGAAGCCGGCCGCGTCCTTGCCCGCTTTCTCGAACTGGGCACCGGAATCCTTGACCTGCTTGCCGACACCGTCAATGGCCGCCTTGGCGGCAGCTGCAGCACGCTCGAGCGCCTTCGCGTCGCCCGCGAAGGTCAGGGTTACGGTGTTGGCCATCAGTTCTCCTCGAGCCCGGACGACCGGACCACGCCGGAGAGCGCGCGTTCCAGCACCGCCTGGACCTCACGGTGGCTCTCGCTCAACCCGGGGAACAGGTAGCGGCCCTCTTTGATGAACGGGCGCACCGTGCGCTTGCGCCGGCCGACCCTGCCACCAAAATCAAGCCACGGAAAGTAAGGCGCGCTCGGGCCACCCACCGCGACCCGGGCTTGCGTGCGCGTGGACTTGGCCTTGACGCTGCGCCTCGCACGGCCGGAGAGCGTGGGGACCTTCGGCCGCACCCGGGCGATGACGACGTCTGCGGCCTCGTTGAACGCCAGCCGCAACCCTTTGGGCGCGTCGGCGTCGAGCTTGCGCAGTGCCCGCGAGAACTGGGCGAGGCCTTCGATGCGGATCGGTGCGACAATCTCCGTCATCGCTCACCCCTTCGCGCGTAGCTCTTGCTGTTGTGCGATCCGCGCGTAGTAGATGTTCCAGTGAAGCCATTCATGGCTGGACATCCGTTCGCGCATCTCCTCGACGGTCATCCCTCCGAGCTTCTGCGTGAGGAAGTAGTCGAACTCAAGATCTGGGTTGGCCTCAAAGGCTTTTGTAGGCGGCCTTCGCAGCGTCCTTGCCGACCCCGGACAGCTCGTTGATCTTCATGACGACCTCTTGCAGTTCCATGCCTGGGGAGAGGTCGCGCAACTGCGAGACCTCCTCGATGGTCAGCTTTGGCTCCAGCATCCCCGCGGCGAGCGCGCGGTCCTCGAAGTCGTACCCGTCATCGCCCTCGTTGAGGCGCAGGAACTCCTTACGTGACAAGCCGCGCACCCGTACCGCGCCGCCCAGCTCGGGGACTTCGACGACGTCCTCGGGCAGGCCACGGTTGGCCAGAAGCTCTTCTTTGCTGAGTATCTTCATGCCGATGCCCCAATGATGATGACGTCGTAGGTGACCGACGTCGAGCCGGCCGAGTTGGTGACGGTCAACAGGTCCCCGGTTCCGGCGGTGACCGCGACGCTTGTCGAGTCCGTTGCGGCCCAGAGGAACACGCCGCCGGGACGCACGGGGATGCCGTCGCCCAGGGCCAGGAACAGCGGCACGCCGTTGGTGCCCTCGCGGATCACGTTGACGTTGTTGGTGTTTGCCGCCGCGGCCGACACCAGGACCAGCTTGATCCGGGCGAAGGTCTGCGTCGTCCCGAAGGCGTTGGTCAGCGACCCCGCCAGGTCCAGGTTCTCTGTCGCGGAAGCGCTCAGAGTTCGCTGGTCGTGCCACATCATGTTGGCCTGGCTGGCTCCGGTGCCACTGGTCAGGGCCAGCGTGACCGCCTTGACCAACGCGTCGGCAGGCGTGGAGAGGTCCAGCGGGTTGGTCAGCGTGGCTGCGAGCCGCACGCTCAGATCGGTAGCGAGTGCCATCGTTCAGCTCCTTATGCCTGCGTGGTCCGGGTGATCGCGTCGGACTTGGTCATCTCGCAGGTCCAGGCGATCATGTCCGCTACCGGGTTGGTTTCCTTGTAGCTCTTCACGAGCACACTCAGCGACTCCTGCTTCAGGCCCGAGCCGGTGCCCAGTGGCCGGCGGATCAGTGTGACCACGGTCCCGATGAGCGGCTCGATGACCGCCTTGGGCCCCGCGACCCCGTCGTCGTAAATGCCGCCCATTGTTGCCTTGCCGTTAAGCAGACCGCCCGCGAAAACGTGGTCATCCTTACCGTAGGTCGTCACGTCGTGCTCGTCGGAGCCGACCTCCAGCTCGGATGTGTTGCAGTAGGCCGAAAGGTCGCTGCCGTTGAGGCTGAGGTATGTATCTCTTCCGTGCTTGAAAGCCATGGCTATGCTCCTGATCCAACGATGTCGCAGTCGAAAACCGCTGTGATGTAATCGGTTCCGCCGATGGTTACCGTGTCGAAATCGACATTGGACACCGTGATGGTGTCGAAAGCGGTGTAGGTTCCCGACTCCAGGACGGTGATCACCGACGTGGGCCCGTCGACCAACTGCGACAGCGCATCGCGGGCGGAGCGCTCCGATATCTTGGCCACCACCGCGAACACGGGCAGCTTCAGTTCTGTCGCGCCACGCGCGTAGGTGGCGTGCGGGTTGTAGTTCTCCGGGTAGGCCACGACCGCGGCCGGCGGGGTGACGGAGGCCTTCGGCCATTCCGCGACTTCGCGAAACTGCGTGATGCTGCGCAGCCGGATCGCAATCTCATCCATCACTTCGGCAAGCCTCATGCCGCACCCCACCAACGCCGGAACGGGCCGACCATCACGGCCACATCGGGATCGAGCCGGGCCAGCAACCGAAGCTCCGAACCCACGTCGGGCGAACCTGCTATGCCGTAAGGGGATTCGCGCCGGTGATGGAACCGGCTGCCCTGCAACAGGCACGCCTGCTTTATCGCGTCGGGGACAGCGGTCCAGCCCCAAGACGCGGTGATGGCAACCTCGTCCGTCGCACCCGTGGGGACCTGGGCCGAGTTGGGCCGCACCATCATCCGGGTCCAGGGTCGGCCGGTCTGCGCGGCGTTGCGCGGCTCGAGCACGTAGTCGTCGATCTCGCCAACCTCGTTGCCGTCCGAGTCGAGGGTGACCGCGGCGAGCCCGGTGGCGCTCATCAGGTCGTCGATCGGCACCACCCAACGGCACCGGGTACGGTCCCAAGCGGCGGTGTAGAACCGTTGCTCCGCAACAGCAACCTTGCCGAACTGGCGGTTGCAGGCGACGTCGATGGAGCGCGAGGAGGACTCGACGGCCAGGGCCAGGAACGCGTCATCGACCGAGTCGGAGACGTTGATGTTCAGGAACGTCTTCAGGTCCTCGGCTGAGGCGTAGAGCGGCTTCCAGGTCATCGAGTCCGCCCGGCGCTAGACGTTGCTCGGTACGGCGTACACGGAGCAGTGGGTGACGAAGGTGTCCGTCGCGCCGCCGGAGGTGACGCGGAACCTGAGCCACGGACGGCCCGGCTGGACCTGGACGGCGAACGCCGAGTAGTCGTCACCGGTGCCGGCTGCCAAGGCTCCGGCGACCACGGCAGTCACGGCAGTGGCCGGGGTGCCGATGGAGCCGCTGGAGTCCGGGGCGTCCTGGACGACCCATGTCAGCGAATCCGTTGTGCCCGCTGTGGAAGCGGTCATCACCGCGAGGATCCGGTCGCCGGGCGTGTAGCCGGAGACGGCCGCGAGGTTGATGTCATCCGGGGTGCCGAAGTCGAAGGAAGTCGTTGTCGCCGAGGCGATCGTCACCTTCGAGGAGGCAATCTTGGTTGCCCCTGCCATGTCCCATCGGACAGTGGTGCTCATATCGACTGTCTCCTAAGTGTTGTTCTGCATGATCTTGTAGGCCGAACGGTTCTGGACCGTCCCGTCCGCGCGCTCCCAGGCGGTGTACTCGATCTCGCCGTTGCTGGCCCGGCTGTAGGGGTTGACCACGAGCGTGAAGTCGCGGACGCGTCGGATCACATACGCTTCCCTGAAGTCGCCGTAGGCAAGGCAGTAGGTGTCGGCCGCGCTCGACAGCGTCGGCATCGCCTCGTCGATGATCACGTCCTTGCCGAGCAGTCGCCGCATCGGAAGGCCGGTGATCGAGTCGTTCTGCTCCTGGAGGATCGGGCGTCCC